GAAATGATACGGAATGCTTTCCCTTGGGCTAGAGACCTTCCAACAGATGTACTGGAAAGAGCGGCTAGGGATGGAGAGTTCTTTAGGAGTCTGATGGATATGTACGGAAGGCCTGAAGGTGGAGGAAGTTGGACTGATCCTGCTCGTGCGGCTACCGCTCAAGCAGCGGCTCCCGATCCTCAGGTAGCGGGCGCTGAACTTCCTTTGTCGAGAGGTGTTGAAGTTCCTCCTGAATTGGCTGCTCAAATAGCCTCTATTGCGGAGGCTCCTGCTGAGGCAGCAGTTGCAGATACTGCTGTGCAAGATGCTCAGGCCATGTCTGAGGCAAGAGCCTCGCTGATTGATTTTATTAGCAAGTTGAATTTCTTTCAAAAAATTGCTATGCGGGCGGCTGGTATTGACCTTGATAAATTTAGTGGGACTTTCAACAGGGATGATGTAGAAGCGTTTTATCAGTTTCTGCTTGAGAATAAAGATAAATTTGAGCCTGAGGAATGGTCTCAGGTTGAAGCGGTTTATGAAATATTAGGATAATAGAATGCCTATAAAGAGATGTGCTCTTCCCAAAGGGAAGAAGGGGTGGAAATGGGGTGATAAGGGGAAATGTTACCCAACTCGTAAGAAGGCTGAAAAGCAGGCGGAGGCCGCGTATGCAGCAGGTTATAAAGAAAATTAGGGTGTCAGTGTGTTGCCCGTTATAGCGGAGGGCGTTGAATATAAGAATGATAATGCAAACGCCGCAAAACAATTTGCTGAATGGGCGCACACTGCCCCGTTTAATCAAATGGTCGAAGCATGTGCTGATTGTCATCGTGATCCTAATGTTGATGATTCTTTCATTAGGACTCTTGGGCAGTTGGATCGCTATTACCTTGGCGTGTTTCTTTGCAACCGCCATGATATGTTGCATCCGTGGATTTATGACAGATGCAGAGAAGTCGAAGGAGATAGAGACTCTAGACTAGATTTGTGGGCTCGATTTCATTACAAGAGTTCAATTATTACATTTCTGGGTACTATACAGGAGATTCTGTGTAATCCAAATATAACGATAGGGTTGTTATCGTATTCTGCAAGACAAGCCAAGCCGTTTTTAAGGCAAGTAATGCAGGAATTCGATACTAATGAGAAGTTAAAACAACTTTATCCTGATATCTTATGGGAGAAACCCAGACTTCAGGCGCCTAAATGGGCTGAAAATGAGGGAATTTGCGTCAGAAGAGAGGCTAATCCTAAAGAGCAGACGGTTGAAGCGCATGGGTTAGTGGACGGTCAACCTACGGGTCGTCACTTTGACCTTATTATATATGATGATGTGGTGGTTCAGGAGGCTGTAAATACCCCCGAACAGATTAAGAAAACGACGACTCAGTGGGAATTATCCCTTAATTTGAGTTCAACTTATAGGCCTAGATTTCAGTATGCGGGCACTAGATACTCTTATGGAGATACCTACGGGACTATTCTTCAAAGGGCGGCTGTAAAGCCGAGGATTCATCCAGCCACCGTTGATGGCACAATGGAGGGAGAACCAATTTTCCTTGAAAAGGAAAGATGGGAGGAGATCAAGAAGACGACATCAACCTATACGGTTGCTTGTCAGCAGTTATTGAATCCTATCGCTGGTTCCGATATTGCGTTTAAGGAGGAGTGGTGGAATCAGTGGGAGATTCGCCCTTACACGCTTAATGCGTACATTATGTGCGATCCCGCGCACTCGCGTAAGAGGGAGTCTAATAGGACTGCTATTGCTGTTGTTGGTGTTGATGCGAATTATAATAAGTTTCTTTTAGATGGCATGTGTCATAGGATTTCTCTTTCTGAGCGCTGGGAATATATAAAAAGTCTCAGAACGAAATGGAAAAGAGCACCCGGAATCAGAGAAGTAAAGATTGGTTATGAGAGGTATGGTGCTCAATCTGATATTGAACATTTTAAGGAAATGATGAGGATAGATGGAAGTTCATTTCCTATTTACGAATTAAACTGGACTGGTGGCGGCGGTCCTCAATCTAAGCGGGATAGAATACAAAGACTTGAGCCCGACTTGAAAGATGGTTCATTCTTTTTTCCATTTCCAACTGATGAGAAGAGATTAACATCTCACCAGAAAGATTATAAGGAAAAGAAACAGGAATTTTTGATCTCTAAGAAGATCATGCGAAAAGATGAGGATGGAAAATTATATGATCTGGTTGATTGGGTAAAAAGGAATGAGTATCTTTTATTTCCCACTATACATCCGGACTTTTTGGATGCCCTTTCTAGAATATATGATATGGACGCGATGCCACCTATTTCTAGAAGGCGTCAATCATTGGAACCGGAAGCAGAGGCAAGATACTAATGGCGAGGAGATTTAGACTGGGAGGTAGGAAATTATATCCCCCGCGTAGAGTTGCCTATCGCATGACCAATGGTCGGAAGTTCTATGAAAAACAACCGAGAGTATTTCCTTATGGGCCGACTCCCTATGTGGAGCCGTATTACTGGGTTATAGGATATGCTCAATATGACGTTATGGGCGTTGAAGATTCTTAGGAGTTAAATTATGGCAGTTACTATTGTTACAAGATCGGGAAAAGGTTCTCCATTGACGCATGATCAAGTGGATGCTAATTTCAATAATCTAAATAGCGGGAAGGATGATACGGTAAATAATCTTCCTCTCGATACAGTTATGAGTGATACTGCGGATTTTATTCCATTCTATGATGCGGCGGCTACTGCGGTTAAAAAGATTACACCAATAAATAGTGTGTTCTTTAATAGGACTGTTATAATAAAAGTAGTGCCGGATGGACTTCCCACCTATATTGGAAATGGGATTTCAGCATTTACTGTTCCTCCTGCATTAGATGGTCTTTATCTTAGTAGTGTATCTGGACAGATTGGTGCTCATGTTTATACGGCAGGAGTTACGGGGACTACTGACGTAATGATCCATAATCTGACGGATACGGTAGATATGTTAACTACTCCTATTACAGTTGATGCTGGAGAAACGGATTCTTCTACTGCGGCAACCGCTCCAGTGGTGGACACATCAAATAATCAGGTTTCTACAGCAGATGTAATTAGATTTGATATTGATGCAATTTCTACTGGAACTGCGGCTAATGGTTTAGAGGTAAGAATGGAATTCAAGGGCGCAGCATAATGCTGGAATGTAAAGTTGTATCCTATCCGCCTTCTGTAGAAGTTAAAAGAAAGTTTTTCCCTGTACCAGAGATTTTGGCTTCTGTTAATGCCGATCCTGCCGTGATAAGAGAATATGTAAAAGAAAATATACAGAGGGGGTTGCCTCAAGTAGAGCCTTTTGAAACACAGTGGGATAAAGTAATTGCTTTGGCTCTTGGTGGTGCTACATTAAACGATACTTTTGATGATCTCTCGGAAAAGAGGAAGAATGGAATGCCTCTTGTTACTGCGAATGGGTCTTATAAGTATTGTGTGGATCGTGGATTGAGTCCTTCTGCTATGATAATGTTAGATAGCAGGGAATTTAATAATCGTTTTGTTGAGCCATTATCCAAGGATGTAAAGTATTTGATTTCTTCTCAGTGCCATCCTTCTATCTTTGATAAGTTGGAAGGTTATAATGTATGGATATGGCATTGTGAAGGTCAGGATGATTGCAAGGAAATGCTGGATGAGCAGTATGGTAAAAGATACAAAGATTATTTCCCAGTAATGGGCGGCGCTACAGTAGCATTAAGGTCTATTCATGTTCTTAGGATGCTTGGTTTTCATAAAATGGAAGTGTATGGATTCGACAGTTGTATTGTTGGTGAACACCATGCTTATAAACAACCAGAGAATGATAAAGAGCAAGTTATAAATATCGTTGTATCTGGAAAGGAATTTAAATGCACTCCAGCACATTATCATCAGGCGAGAGAATTTGTTCAAATGATTAAGGGGACGGGAGAACATTATGATTTGGTTGTTCATGGTAATGGTTTAATATCCCATATAATTAAAAATCCAGATTCATTAAAAAGAAAGGAGGAGGTAAACTAAAATGGCTGCTACTGCATGGGCATTTTTTAATTCATTTAGAGAAAACATGGGAGGTGATACTGCGTGGGATTTGGCTGGAACGACAGATGGATTCCAGATGTCTTTGCACACGAGCGCGGCAAGCACCAACGCAAACGATCAGACTTTATCCACATATGCATCTATAGGGAGCGAAGTGGCTAATGGTAATGGGTACGCCACAGGAGGTGTTTCTGTTACAAGCAGGACTTGGGCTTCTGTTGCTACTGATAAATATCGTTTTGATTCTACAGCAGTCATATGGACTGCTACGGGAGGAACGATCCCAAATGTTAAATACGCGGTTATTTAT